GGAGGTGAGACTGGAAAAGTGGAGAAAACTTTAGCCCTAATAATATGGAATACTATAATTCTTATCATTTTGATTCCACTATATATTAAGGCTGATTTTGAAGAAAGAAAAAAATATTTTTTCCTCTATTTATTGGTTCTTTTATTAGCGATCAAAAAAAGCATTGAGTAAGAACATAAAGATAAGAAAATACCCAAGAATTACAAGTTGAGGGAAAATTAAAGCAAAGAGTAAAGTATATAAGGTTAATGCAGGTAAGCCAAGTTTAATCATACCTAGATACATGGAAAACTTTGTTTTATATTGACTGTTATTCATGCGATAGGCAGTGCTTCTAAGGGGCATATATGCTAACTTGCATAATTTATCATATTCCTTTGAAATGTAGTCGCAAATTGTCTCCCAATCAGAATCTTCATCTCTGAAATGCTTGTTAGGATTGACGTTTTTGTTATTTCGAAACTTCTTTATCCAGTAGCGAAGGGATGGGTAAATAAAAAGTGAATACTTTGACTCTAACTCATCGAATAATAGAAGGAAGTCTTCAACATCACATGGACCGACGTTTTTATACAAGTGAGGTTCAATGCTTAAAAAAAGTGGATGATACACCAATTCTAAGCATTCACGGGCAACGGATGATTTATCAGAATTCTTTGTTATTACTATTGTGAGAATTCCGATAACGAGAGCCACGCTAGGCTCTAATAATTGTTTTAATTCATCATAAATAGGTATTAAAAAATCCATAATAATTTACCTTTCCTGTATATTCCAGATGGCAGTCTGATACTTACATTATAAGGAGAATTGAAAAATTTTACAAGAAATGAGTGGTGATAGATATAGAAATTACATATTCATGTAAGTCATGCCGGTACCGCAATCGCTGTTTTGAGCGTAGTAGGAGATATACATGCAAAGATTATGAGAGGAGGGAGAACAATGTCGGACAAGCAATTCCTAACAATCAAGGACTGTGTGGAGCGTCATGGCATAAGCCATAACACGATAGAATCCTTGTTTAAAAGAAAAGGATCACCAGCAATCCGCGTTGGCCGCAGATGGCAGGTAAATGTAAACGAGTGGGATCAGTATCTGCTTAAATTAGCAGAAGAAAGTAAGGGGTAAATGATATGAGAAAGTACTATGAAAACTTAGATGATTACACTGACACCCGACCTTCACGCTTTATGGAGTTTACAAAGCGAATTATGCCGGCAATCATCTTCACTGGCGGTTTAATACTGATGTTCGCATTGTGCGGAGCATTGGAAGTGATGTGAGAGGAGGAGAGGTCATGGTGAATAAAAAACTGGATAACCAGCTTATAAACATGACAAAAGATCTAATAGAAAAGTGCCTTCTAATGACTGATATAGACTATGAAGCTTTTAAAGCGGACTGGATTAGTAAGGTTGATGGACAGATCGACCCGTTTATGTCGAAGTTTTATGATGAGATGGTCAAGATAATCGATATATGCCGGAAGGATAAAAAAAGAGACCCCAGCTGCGGGAACAGCCAGGGAATCCAAGTAACTGGTAATTAATTTACACCCTTATTATACATAGGGCTCAGGAGGAAATCAAGATGGAAGATGGAATTATTATGGTTAATGTATCTTTAGCCAGATATGAGAATGGAATACATGCGATGGCGCGAATAGAAGCCTTAAAAGCCTTTACTATCAAAAGCGATTACAATATTTCACGGGAGGACATTGCTAGCATTTTGGGATTTGAGCTTCCCGTAGAGGTAGAAAAAGATGAGTAAGAAATATCGTAAGCTCTGGATTCTTCTCAGAGAGAAGTTGACTGATTATGAAAACAACGAGAAGGATCCAGAGGATAAGGATGTCTATCATTTTGTACTGACTGAGATGAACAAAATGGAAGCTGCGGAATTTTTGGAGGATTAAGATGTTAAAGTCAGAAAAGGATTTTATAGGCTATCAAGGAATTTGCTCACAAAAGGGAATCTATATAGAAAAGGATCAGGCTTTTGATTATATTACAGAACAAATCAATACGGATCCCTCTCTGAAAGAAGAATTCCAGAAAGCAATGGTAGACTGGTTCTTTTCGGGAGATTTCATAAAAGTGTATAGAGAAGATGAGGAGGAAATGTAATGTCAAAAGTAATCTGTATTGCCGGCGAGTCCGGTTCCGGGAAAACAACTTCCATGAGGAATTTAGATCCCAAATCTACATTTTACATAGATGCTGACAAGAAAGGATTGTCCTGGAAAGGCTGGAGAGGTCAGTATAACGAGGAGAATAAGAACTACTTAAAATGCGATGACGCTAATGTGGTTCGGATGTATATTAAAAAGCTGGCACAGGATTGCCCTCGAATTAAGACCATTGTAATTGATACGATCAATGGCCTTATGGTGGCAGATGAAATGCGCCGGAGTAAGGAAAAAGGATTTGACAAATGGGTCGATCTGGCTGCATGTGTCTGGGATCTGGTTTGTGAGTGCTACGACTACCGCGACGATCTGACGGTTATTTTTACGGCTCATACACAGACGGATCATGATGAAAATGGCTATATGTTCACCAGGATTAAGACTTCCGGGAAGAAGCTGGATAAGATTGTTCTCGAAAGCAAATTTACAACGGTTCTTCTTTCAAAAAGCGTTGATGGAAAATATCTGTTTGAGACGCAGGCCAAAAACAGCACGGCAAAATCCCCGTTGGGGGCATTTGATACCTTTGAAATAGAAAATGACATTGTACAAGTAATTCAAGCATTGGAGGAATTTTAAATGAGACAATTAAATGGTTATGCACAGGCACAGGCTTATTCCGACACGGGACGACTTCCGGTTGGTGGATATGTTTTAAAAATTTTAGATGTAAAGTATCAGACAAATGAGTGGGGAGATGTGATACAGCTTTCGTTTGATGTATTTGAGGGAGAGCAGAAAGATTTCTTCTCCTACAACTATAAAGCCCAAACCAGCGAGGATAAAAAGTGGAAAGGTACATATCGGATACGGGTGCCTAAGGATGACAGAAGTGAGCAGGACGAATGGACAATGCGAAGGTTCAAAACAGCAATCACCAACTTTGAGGAATCTAATTCAGGCTATCACTGGAACTGGGACGAGCAGACGTTAAAGGGGAAAGTGATTGGTGCCTTATTCAATAACAAAGAGTATGAGCTTGAAGGTCGTCGAGGTTTCTTCACGAACTGTCATAGCCTTTTGCCGGCAGAAAAAATAAGATCTGGAAAATTTGAAGTACCGGGAGATACCTTACTAAAAAAGGGGAACGGGCAGGCTCAGTCAGGACCATATACAAATCCTATCGGAGATGGCTTCATGAACATCCCTGACGGCGTGGACGATGCAGGTCTGCCTTTTAACTAAGGTGATTGAATGGTATATACAAACTTTGAAATTGATTGTTGTATGGAATCCATGGTGCTGCTGGTAGACACAAGAGAACAGCCAACGAAGCGCCTGAAGGACCGCCTGGAGGCTACGGGGCTGCCTTATGAACGCCAGAAGCTTGATGTGGGGGATTATTCATGCAAATGTACACTTCCTGGTGGGGAGTCTTTCGATCTCTCTGCCAGAGTGGTTATTGAGCGGAAAATGAACCTGGATGAACTCTGTATGTGTTTTGGGAAGGAACGGCCCCGGTTTGAACGGGAATTTGAGCGGGCGGCAGAAGCCGGGACAAAAGTTTATCTGCTGGTAGAGGGAGATAATTGGGAAAAGGTTTATAACGGGAAATATCGCAGTCTCCTAAAGCCGCAGGCGTTGGTTGCCAGTATTGATGCTTTTCGGGCAAGGTATGGAATGCAGCTAGATTTTTGCAAGCCTGAGACAACTGGAAAACTAATTAGGGATATCCTGCATCGAGAGCTTAAGGAATATTTGCAGAGGTGTGATTGAATTGACGGTAGAAGAGATTAAGTCTACATACAGCATGAGGGATATTGTTTCCCAGTACGGGTTTCAATTGAATAGGAGGGGGTTCATTCCATGCCCCTTCCATGAGGGTGACCGGCAGGCTTCTCTTAAGGTATACGACCGGGATTTTCACTGTCATGCCTGCGGAGCTAACGGGGATATATTTACTTTTGTTCAAATGATGGACAGTATTGGATTTAAAGAGGCGTTTCATGTCCTTGGCGGAACCTATGAAAAGCCGACTTTTGCCTCCAGGCTGACCGTTTATAAGTCCCAGAAGCACCGTGACATGCTGAGGAAAGAGCAGGAGAGGCACGATAGAAAGAAATGGTTTAACTGTATGCTCATAGGGGTTTACCGGGCATATATGGACCGTTCAGAGCCTTTGAGCGATGTCTGGTGTGATAGTTACAATGCCTTGCAATATCAGCTTTATGTACAGGCAGAATTAAATGAAATAGAAGCGAGGTGGTAGCATGGTGCCGTTGAATGAACTCACGGCAGAAACATTATTATCTAATGAAGTTTTGACAGAAGTTTTTGACCAAGAAGATGAGTTGTATCGGGCGGAACTTCTTGCTTCCCTTAGCTTAAAAGCTACGGAGTTAAAAGTGAAAACTGAATTCAAGGACATGGTGACAGCCTATAAAAAGGTGGAAAAGGAAATAAAGCGCCAGGAGATGGAGAAGAAAAAAACTCCCTGCTATCTGGATAACTGGACGAATTTTACAGGTCCCTATGAAAATATGCAGTGCAAGGAATGGCTTGCTACAGAAAGCGGGATTTGCCTAAGAAACCCGTCCACGGGTTATACGGATATACTGGCCTGCTATCATCCGATCTTGCCGATCGAGCGATTAAAGAACCTGGAAACAGGGGAAGAACAGATCAAACTGGCCTATAAACGGAATGGCCGATGGGAGGAGATCATTGTTCCCAAGACCATGGTTACATCAGCTAATAAGATTGTTTCACTATCAGGCCGTGGGATTGCCGTTACCAGCGAGAATGCAAAGTATTTGGTGAGATATCTTGCTGATGTGGAAAATGCCAATGAAGAGCATATAGCTGTTCAGTATTCAACGTCAAAGCTGGGCTGGATCCGTGGAGGATTCCTGCCTTACGATACAGAAATTGTTTTTGATGGAGACGCGCGCTTTCGGCAGATTTATGAAAGCATTCGACAGGATGGAAGCCGGACGAAGTGGTTTGACCATGTGTCAGCCCTGCGTAAGGCAGGAAGAATAGAGGTCAAGTTTATGCTGGCTGCGGCATTTTCCAGCGTACTGGTGCATCCGCTTGGGGGCCTCCCATATTTTGTTGATCTCTGGGGAGAAACGGAAGGCGGTAAGACCGTATCACTGATGGTGGCAGCATCGGTCTGGGCAGATCCGGACGAGAGCGCCTACATAAAGGACTATAAAGGCACGGAGGTAGGCCTAGAGGCTATTTGCGACTTGTTAAATAACCTTCCCTTGATTCTGGACGATTCCAGCAAAAAGAACCGGAAAATCGAAGATAACTTTGAGGGACTGGTGTATGATTTGTGTTCTGGAAAAGGAAAAACCCGTTCTAACAAGGAGCTGGGGCTGAACCGGGAGAACCACTGGAAGAACTGCATTCTAACGAATGGAGAGCGGCCCTTAAGCTCCTATGTGACCCAGGGCGGAGCCATTAACCGTATTCTTGAAATAGAGTGCGGGGAACGTGTATTTGAAAGCCCTGGAAATACTGCAGAACTGGTTAAGCGGAATTACGGACATGCCGGCCGAGAATTTGTTGAGGTCATAAAAGAACTTGGTGTTGAGAAGATCAGGGAGATCCAGCAAGAATTTGCAAAGCGGCTGGTCGATGATGAGAAGATGCAGAAGCAGAGCCTTTCCCTCTCCATTGTCCTCACGGCGGATAAGATCGCCACGGATTACCTTTTCAAGGACGAGGAGTATATCAGCCTGGAGGAAGCTAAAGAGGTTCTGGTGGACCGTAACGAGCTTTCTGACAATGAACGCTGCTATCAATTCATTCTGGACAAGGTCGCCATGAACCCGGCCCGGTTTGATCTCCAGAACGATAATATGGAGAAATGGGGTGTAATCGAAAATGGTTATGCGATTATTTACGCCACTGCATTTTCAGCCCTTTGCAAAGATGGAGGGTTCTCACGGGCCTCATTTCTTTCATGGGCACATCGAAAGGAGTTTCTGCAGGTAGATGGTTCGAAAGGTCAAAAGAGATTAGATAAAGTAAAAAGTTTCGATGGAAATAAGATACGGTGTGTTTTTCTCAAACTAAATGATAATGCAGATATGGACGGTTTTATCAGCATGAACAATAGTGGCCAGGAATAGCTTCCGTTCAAATGAAGTAACCTCAATGCGGTTACTGAAAAAACCTAGATTCTATAAGGGTTTGAAGGT